CAAGGTAAGTAATCATCTTACCTGTCTTAGGGTCAGGGACTGTGTAAGCTACATCACCTACTTTACCACCTTTAACGTGCTTAACGTCTTGAACATAACCACTGTCATTAAGAATAGACATCTCTTTGGCTTGCTTAGAGATAGACTTATGGTCAGTTGCCTCAATCATATCGTCTGCTATCTTCTGAAGATGCTTAAGGTTCTGCTCAGATGCTTCTAGTACATCCGCACCTGTCTGTTTAGCGACACTAGCTACTGAGCCTACTACAGACTCTTCTCCAATACCAACGCCTCTAATCTTCTTACCTTGAGACATTAAACCTAAACCACCTAATACACCAAATACAGCACCAAACGTAGCACCTTGCTCAATATGCTTAGGTTTGAACTCACCTTCCTCTAATTGAGAATAAGCAGCTTCATAACTAGCACCTGCTGTAGCACCCACAGCTGTACCAGTGCCTAAGTAAGCTAATCCTTTAAGCGTCTTAGGTTTAATCTTATTCATTGTCTTATGAACTTTGTCGATGATACTGGTACCTTTACCTATCTTCTTAGTAATACCGAAGAACGATAGTATTGAGATAGGGACATCTTTAACAAGTTCACCTGCTAGAAGACCAGCCATAGCTGTAGGGTTCTCCATAGCAAAGTCCATTACTTCACTGATACCCGCTGTATCTCCAGACTCTGTACCCCATACATCATTAAATGAATTACCGTTATCAAACATAGGGGCATCACGATTACCTTCTAAGTTGTCATGAATGAAAGCTAAGTCACCTTCCAGTAACCGCTTACGTTCTAAGACTTCCTCAAACTGAGTAGCCTCTTCTTCAGTAAAGTTACGCTGTAAACCTATCTCTTCATAAGCAGCAATAACATTATTAAGCTCATTTAAGCCATAGTCTACTGCGTTCCTCTGGACATACCAAGCACGTTGCTGCTCTTGCTCATACAGAGGTAGCTTAGATAAAGATTCCCCTGATAAGCCTGTAGTAGCCCACGCTTGTCTACCTAGGTCAGTAGTTAAGTCTTGACCCGCTGAGAACATATTCCAGAAGTTAACCTCTTCAGGCTGAAAAGCCTTCCTAATTACATCTTGCTGAGCTTCTTCAGTGGGACTATAGCTTGTTTCGTAGCCTTGAGGGATTATGCTCATTATTACATTCCTGGCATATTAGACAATACTTCTTGTTCTTGCTCTAGTAATTTCTGTTGTACATCATACACAGGAGCAGGTGTGAAAGGAACTCTAACATCCTTACCCATCCGTCTCTCAATACGGTATTGCTGAACAGGAGCTGTAGCTTCTGCTGCTGAAGGAGTCACTACTCTTTCACCTCTACCTTTAATAGAGCTTAAATCTCTTGTCTGCTTATCTTTAGAAGACCTTGGAGAGTTGTATTTGTTTAAATCCATGTAGTTAGTTTTAGCCTCCTTAAGCATACTTAAGTATGAAGCCTTTAACATACCAGCTTTTCCTGAAGGTAATGAGTCATCATTCTCAGCTAACCACACAAGGATATTAGTAATACCTGCTTCATCCTTAGGCATACCTACCGCCTCTATCGCATCGTCTAGTTTATAGAAAGATAGATTATTAGCTGCCCAGTTAGCAGTATAAGTAGGTGCTTCTAAGTCTTTCCAAGCTCTTTTAAGAGCTGGCTCACCATACTTAGATTTCAATCCAAGCTCTTCAGTTTCATACTTTTGATTCATCGCAGAGTACTTATAGTACGCCTGGGGGTCAATAGCTCTAATCTGTTCTAAAGCAGCTCTACGTCCCTCAGGTGTAGCATAATCAGCACCTTGAAGTATCTCATTAACAGCTTCTTCCTTATTCTGAAGACCAAGCATACCTCTAGCAGCCCCGCCTAGTATATCCATCGAAGGAGCATAATCCTCCTTACTTAGATAAAACATTCCATCTGGTGTAAATGCCATAATTATCTCCTAATACTTAGACTTACTCATAAAGTTACCAAACATACCACTTGAGTTTGAAGCTGGACTACCGCCAAAGCCGTACTGTCTTTGGGCTTGGAAGTATTGTTGGTACTGATTAGGAGCTGGGTTAACTAAGTCGTTGAACTGGTTACTCATACCTAACCATCTATTAGCTTGTGAGGCACCTCTAGCTTGAGCAGCTTGTCCTGATAGCTCAGCAGCAGTACCTGCAATAGAACTCATACCAGTACCGATACCTCTACCTGTCTCAGCATACTTCTGAGGTAACTGACCAATAGTCTCAGCCATACCTAAGTCTGTGGCAGCTCTGCCTCTATAAGTATCAATCATGCCTTGAGCTTTATCTAAACCAGCGTATTGTGCTTCTAAGTCTTGCATCTCTTGAGCCTTACGAAGAGCTTCAATGCGACTAGCACCTCCAGTAGAACCAAGCATACCTTGAGCCAGTAGTCTATTCTCTTGGTCTAATCTAGCTTGTTCTTGTTCAGGAGCGTATAAAGCCTTCTGCATCTCATAGAACTTCTTACCAGCAGCCATAGGGTCTGCTTCCATTCCAGCAATGTAGCCTCTTTGTTTCTGAGCGCCTCCTAAAGCAATGTCATACTCTGACTGCCAAGGTTCTGATAAACCCATAGTAAGTTTACGGCCTTCTTCATCATAAGTAGCTTCACCAAAAGCACCTTCAACATCCCAAGGTAATGACCTTTGATATGCTAACTCAGCTTGTCTCTCGGCAGCCGCACTAGCCGCTGATTGAGCTTTAGCTGCTTTATTCTGACCAATTAAACTAACTCCTGCTCCAACCGCAACTGTAGGACTAGGCATCTTGAACCTCCTTCTTTAATTCTTTAACTGACTCACCATAGAGTCTCCATATATGTACTGACATTTCTCTACCCCACTTTCGACCACCTATTAAGGCAGCGCATAAAACAAACAGTTGGTAAAGCTCAGCTCTTAATACATAAGCCTTCTCAACATCATTAACTTTCTTCTCTTTCTCAAAGACATTAGCTGTATGCCACTTGAGTATTATAGTATTCATCATAGGTGCTATGTCTCTTTGATTGACAGCGTAGAACGGATTCAAAGGCATATCTACCATTAAGAAGGTAAACACATCATTAACGTCCTCGTCTTCAATCTTATTATCTTTATCAATTAAGTCATCCCACAAGTGAATAGCTTTAACCATATCTAAACAAAACACTATAGCATTAGAGTTACCTTGTAGCCAGTAGCTTAGGTTCTCTCTGAATATAGGTAATTGTTTATCTACGTCTTTCATTAAGCTGTTCTCTTCCACATATATACAGCGATGTATGGAGGTAAGTTATTATGTGCTGTGTCGCTACCTGTTGCTGAAGATAAGCCAACTTCTGCATTACCTGTACCTGGTCTCATTACATAAGACTGATAAGTAGAACCACCTTGTGTAGCTATCTCTGATACCGTGTTAGAAGCAGTAATATCACCTGACTCAGCAACTGTACCATTATCAACAATAAAATGCTGGTGGGAAGGTAATTCAGCTTCAGTTAATGAATGTGTCTTAGAGCCACCTGTTTCTTCTACAGTATCAAAGTCAGTGTCGCTAGAATCAAGACCAATTAACATCTTACCTGCTGCAAAAGCAACCCAAGTAGTTCCGCCTATCGCTGCAACAACCGCTGCTGAATCAGCGTAAGCTGTAACTGTAGTGAATATAGCACCTACTGGATACACCGCTGATAAGTCAACAGCAGCTACAGCTGTAGTCACATAAGCAGTTGTAGCTACCTGTGTAGTATTAGTCCCTGCGGTCGCTGTGGTAGCACTAAATGACTCAGACGCTGAACCATTAAGGTCTGCCTTAGTATTAACTGCTGTTTGTACTGCTGTAAACTCAGTATTAAAGTCTGAACCTGAAATAACCTTGGCTGGGTTTGAATCTGATAAAGCATCTTTTCCTGACCAGGCTACTGCGATTGTGTAATTACTCATCGTATTTTCCCTTGTTTATATAATAATGTCATGTCTTGTAGTGAAGCTACGTAACCGTTAGTCTCAGCACTCATTTCAATCTGTAAGTGTTTAGCACTTCCTGTTAATGGGACATTGTATTCTTTTAATCCGTATAAAGGCGTATATTTAGAAGCACCGTATAAGGAAGTAGAAGCTCCATATAAAGACACAGTTCCTGTAGTTGTTGGATTTAACAAGAAAGATTGTGTTTTAGAAGGCGTTAAGCTAAAGTCTTTGTACCACTTAACACCTACGCTAGTGCCAGAGCCTCCGTTGATAACTGCTTTCATTTTCTTTAATAAAGAAGCTACTACGGAATCACCTAAGTTAATCCAGATGGTTTTGAAACTTCCAGTATAAGAAGCAGAAGTGTAAGTACCTCCACTCACAAAGTCTTTATCAAAGTAACCCTCGTACGTTGCAATAGAACCTTCTTGTTGTCCTATCAAGAAACCTCTCGATTCTGTATAAAGCATAGAGGAAGGTTCCCTGTCTGAATCAAAAGACCAAGTTGTTACACGTGGTGTTTTATTAGGTGTCCAGTGTTTCATATCAAAGACGTAGGTGATGTTTAAGTCAACAAACGACATAACATAAACACCTTCATTCTCTACATAGCAAGCCTTGACATTAGAGCTTTGGGATATGTTTCTAATTAAAGTATCTTTGATATTAGATGAATAATCTTGTAAAGGTACTTTATCTACTTCAGTTGTTCTACTTAATGACCTTAATCCAGTATCAGATAAGAATAACAAATCATCACCAACAGCTTGAATGGAATCCCTAGACGTACAACCGACACCTCTAATTACTTCATCTAATTGCATATTAGAAGGGTCTTGAGGACCATCGTAGATAGCAATATTACTCTTACCAAAGATAACTAACTTACCGTAGAAAGGCTCGATAGCTACAATCTCATCAGTACCCCACACAGTCTTTAAATCAATAGTACCAGCTGAAGAGCCGTTCCACTTATGAGCATTTAAAGTATCTGAGTAGAATAAAACATCTTTCTCTTCCGTAATACCACCTACCCATAACCTACCATAATAACCTGTACCACAGCTAGGGTTAAAAGTAGTGACTCCCGAAGGAGCGTTGTAACCAGA